TCATCAAACAGGGCATGAAGCTTATTGATGACATGCACACATCGACTGAGGAAGAGATCGCGGCCAAGAGCAAGGCCCGGATTGATTTGATGAATGCATACGCGCCATTCAAACTGGCACAGCGTTACCTTGCCCTGATGTTTGGCTTCACGTTCTTAGCCAGCTACATCATCGTGTTGACTATGACCATCATTGGCACGGGTGACCCAGACGCGGTGACCAAGGTGATGGAACAGTTCAGCATTAACTATGCGATGATGATTATCTTGGGCTTTTACTTTGGTGCCGGGGCGCTGGAAAGTTTCCAGAACAAGAAAAAGGGCAACTAGCGTTGCCCCTTCCCCCTGACTTTCATCATCATATTTTTTGTGGTGGTTGGCCTGTTCGTCCGGCCTAACCGATCAAGCGGCGGCGTTGCCTTTGGTATCTGCAACGCCTGCTTGATTTCCTCTTTTGTTGGCACCCTCATTTGACCACCCTTATGCCGCGATGGCGTCCGGGTGGAACCTCAATGCGTCCAGCCTCAGTCAGATGCACGAGGTGCTTGACGACTGCCGTGCGGCTCTTGCCCACCATTGCCGCTATTTCGGTCTGTGACGGCGGGTAAGGATTGTTGGCAGTGAATGATACTATCGCATCATAGACGCGCTCAGTGGCGCTTAAATCGCGGGGACGGGGCATTAGTTCAACTCCTTTATCGTTAATGTTTTCTGACGCACGACACTTTCGGACTTGGCCGGGACAAGCCTCTCAGGCTGTGCCTTGAAGCGGCGCTCCGGCCAAGTCACCTTGATCATCTGATTGCCGACAGTGCCGACAGCCTCTTTGTGACTGCCCATTATCTGCATGATTGCGGCACTGGCCTCATCAATGTCCTGTTCAGCCACGGCTTTGTTGCGCTTGGCAACGACTAGCTGGTTCAGCCAGTCACGCGCCTCTTCGCTTGCCAGTTCGATGGGCGGTGCCGCATCATCGACACGGCTGTATGCGGTTGCCGCATCTTCGGCGCTGACTGGCTCATACCAATCCTTGTTTTTGCGGCGTTGTTCAAAGTCATGCACCGCCTGCATGATGCGTGACTGCACCGCCGGGTCAGCCTGATAGGCGAAGATGCGTAATTCACTGCCCCGGTACAGGACACAGACAGCGCCCCACTTGTATCCAGCACAAGCCATCTGGGCCTGCAATTGCAATGGACCACGATGTGCCGGGGGCAGATCCTCTGGCGGTGCTTGTGTTGTCTTTGCTTCAAGACAACCAAGGCCGCTGATATCAACGCGGGACGCGCCGGGCGTGTAGATGCCCTTGTTCATGTCAGCGATGATATCACCCTTGCCACAGCCAACGCCATCAAGCGATGCGGCAAGTGGCAGGTGATCGTGCTTGACCGCCTCAGTGAAATCCAACTCGACATTGGTCAGGCCCAGCCGGGCGGCGGCTTCGGTCAGGACAATGCCCTCTAGCCTGTCCCCCCAAGCCATCTGCTCATTGGATGGTATGCGCGTTGGCTCACCGCCCTCATCGATCCTGATCATCTCAGCCAGCAGATCATTCTGCGTTTGATACGGTGACGCATTCAGCAACACTGGTATGCGGGATGCCGACAGCATCCAATCTGGTGTAAGTTTTCCAACCATCAGTTTGTCCCCCCTAGTTTGACCATTAATGCCCACACGTTGTATTCGTCTGTGACGATGTTGGTAAAGCCAGCAATCGCCACCGTCATTAAAAACATAAACCCGAAAAATTCTTTGACCATTTTTAGTCTCCCATTGCAGTTATCAAATTACGCACGCTGGTTGCGTGCCACGCACCACCCATAGCGGATGGTATGCCAGCCTCATTAAGCTTGCTGGCTACAGCCCGGAGTGACGCACCAGCGTCACGCAGGGCAGTAATTATTGGCATTGCCTTGGCGGCAACGCGCTGTGTCTTTTCGCGCCGGGCGGCACCTGATGCCAGACCGCCAGCGCGTGGGTTTGGACAGCCAAGCTTGACGCCACGCGCCTTGGCGGCGGCGAGGGCGTCCTTGGTGCGCTTGCTGATTTTCTCAGCCTCATCCTCATTGATACACGCCTCAATGTGCAGGCGGAACTTGTCGGCGTGTGGGTTGTCGGCAATGACAAACGGCACACCGCTCTCAATAAGCTGGGCGATAAATAAAACTTTACGGGCCAAGCGGTCTTGCTTGGCAACAACTAGGATGGCGTCAGACTGCTTGGCGTAGGCCAGCGCTTCAGCCATCACCGGGCGCGTGTCATTGCGGCCACTCTCAACCTCAATGAACTCAGCAATGATAGGATTGTCCTTGGCGAAGTCAGACACTAGCGCCTGCTGGGCTTCGAGGCCAAGGCCGGATTGGCCTTGGCGCTTTGTTGAGACACGATAGTAAGCAACGTATTTGGTCATTATGAACCTACCTTTAAAACTTTTGAATTAGACCAAAACAACAGATCTTCATGACACTCATTGATTTGTTTATCGGTCATGCCAATTTTCCGGGCATAAATTACGGCAGAAACAGCGCACACACAGCCGTTTTTGTAATACTCAAAATGTTTTTTCAGATCAGGGTTTTCTTTGCGGATCTCTTCAGATGACCACTTGTGCCAACAGTCTGCGCGGTGTTGTGCCGCCGCAAAGTCAACCAACCATTCCATTTGCTTTTTAGTAAATTTAGCCATTTCGTAACTCCCTTTGTTTGGTGGCAATAATGATTATATACACCCTCTACCAGTCTGGTACAAGGGGGGTTGTGTATGTTTTTGTACAAATCAGCGTCCCCTGGGCCGCAACTCGTTGAAATTAAAGGAAAATAAAAGTTATGGCGACAACGACACAGGCGCATTTCAGACTGCGAAATACCACAATGGACAAATTACGGGCGGCATTGGACACGTCAGCGCACCGCTCAATGGCGGCATTGGCCGATGATATCCTAGACCAAGCGCTGGACAAAATGCTTGCAGAAAAGCCAGCGTTTGACGCGGCTGGTGCATTGCGCGGGATACGCCGCGATGGTTAATGGGCGCAACAAGGGAAAAAATTTCGAACTGGCCTTGGCAAAAGTTCTGTTGGATGAACTAGGCCTGACCTTTAAGCGCGACATTGAGCAGTACCGCGAGGCAGACCACGGCGATCTGATCTGTGTCGATATGCCTGACTTTCCATTCAGCATTGAGGCGAAGCGCTACCGGGCTGGCTACGGCATAAACCCTCAGTGGTGGTCACAAACGTGCGACAGTGCGATGGCAACCAACAAACTACCATTGCTGGTCTATAAATATGACCGCCTGCCGATCCGCTGGCGCTTCCCGGTGGCGGCTATCGTTGGCATGTCGAACTTTGTGCCAGCCGGGGATCTGACAGAGCAGTACGACTGGCGCTACGCTGTTGAGTGCGACACGATGACGGCGATGATGATTGTGCGGGAACATTTGGCTGATGCTTAGAATGCTTGACCTATTCAGTGGCATTGGTGGCTTTAGTTACGCTGGCGAAAAGCTGGTGGGTGGCTATGAGACAGTCGCGTTTTGTGAGTACGATAAACACGCGCAGAAGGTCTTGCGTAAGCATTGGCCTGACACAGAGATAATTGATGACGTTAGGGAGTTGGCAAATGACGCAGATAGATTTAGAGGATTGGTTGATATCATCTGTGGGGGATACCCCTGCCAGCCGGTGTCGCTTGCCGGGGTCAGACGAGGCGATAAAGATGACCGATGGCTCTGGCCGGAAATGCTTAGAATTATCCAAGCTGTCAGGCCGACTTGGGTTATTGGAGAAAATGTTGTTGGACACATCACTATGGGCCTCGACACGGTGCTATCTGACTTGGAAGCCGAAGGATACCAAGCAAGGTGCTTTGTTATTCCGGCTGTTGCCGCAGACGCCAGACACAGACGCGATAGATGCTGGATTGTGGCCAACGCCGACAGCCAGCGATTGTCGCGGCGCACCAAAGAACAGATTTCAGGGATCGGAAAAGTGCAAGGGCAATTTATCCGAAGTTGTCAGGATATCAGAAACGTCTGGCCAGTTGAACCCAGCGTGGGTCGAGTGGCTAATGGGGTACCCGGTCGGGTACACCGACTTAAACAATTAGGCAATAGCATCGTGCCGCAAGTGGCGGCGCGGATATTATGGGCAATAAAAGAGGCGCACGATGCGTAAAATGTACGAGACAGACGCTGACCGCGTCAAAGAACACGCGCTGGCTGAAGCATTCGCCGCGCACGGCTATGACTTTTACAAACTGCCATTGCAGTATCGGCTGGACTTTCTGGTGTTGAAGGGCGATAAGCCAAAGGCGTTTGTTGAGGTCAAGCACCGCACATGCAATATGTTTAAATACCCAACGGCTATGGTGAGCCTGTCAAAAGTGTTGCAGGCTAGACTGCTGACGCAACACACTGGCCTGCCGGCGTATCTATTAAATGTTTACACAGATAATATCGTCAGGTTTGATTTCGCCGGCGATTATGAATTGGGGAAGGGCGGCAGGTCTGACCGGGGCGATGCCCAAGACGCAGACGTGTGCGCCTATTTCCCAGTCGGTGCCGCAACCGTTTTGCGGTAGTTCTAAAGTTTAGGAGTTAAAAATGGCTTTAGGTTTTACAGAGACTACTAATTCGGGTGGCGGGGATTTCTTGCCGATTGTTAAATACTCAGCCAAGGACGGTTCATTCGTCCGGCAAGATCGGCACCAAGCGCCTGATGGCACTTGGGAAAAGTCTGAGACTGAAATGGAAACACCCATTAAGGTTGTGATGGATATGGATGCGATTGAGGTTGGCTACATTGCCTTTACCACCAGCGGCCCAGACTTTCGGATGGTGCAGGTTGGTCAGCCAATGCCACAACAGCCATCGCCCGATCATAAAGAGGGTTTCCGCATTCGCCTCTACAATAAAGAGATCGGCCTGCGTGAAATGTCGAGCAGTTCAAAGATTGTACGCAATCAGATGAATGACCTGCATGACGCATTCCTAGCCGGGAAGGCTGACAACCCCGGCAAACTGCCAGTGGTTGAAATTACTGGTAGTGACCGCATCCAGATCGAAACTAAG